CTCACCATTTGAGACCGCCAGGAAGGACCCGCCCCCTCTATCGGGCGGTTGGTCGCCAGCGCACGACGAATGGTTGACCGACGTGCGGCGTGATCGTCGCGACGACCAGATAGGTCACGCCGGCGGTGGGCCATGGCGGGTTGATCGATCCGTCGACGACGATCCGCAGGTTGTAGCCACTCGCGTCGGCGGTCCACATGTCGTCGGTCTGGAGCGCATCGAAGACGGCCTCGCCGACCGCGACGGTCACGGCCTCGTGGCCCGTGACGGCGGTCCGATTCTGGTCCGCGTCGAGCGCATGGATCGTGTACGCGATCGACGCGATATCGGCTTGTTGGATGAGGACGCCGTCTTGTTCGACTCGCGCCAACAGCGTGGCACCGCCGTCGAGGAACGTCGTCCCGAGAAAGTCGATCGCATTAGCCATGGACGCCTCCTCGTCGCGCTCCGGCGACATAGACCAGGCCGGCGGTAGCTCGCCCGCGTTCGATCCGACGGGCGGTCTGGATCGATTCCCCGGCAACGCGTCGTCTCTGCCGCACCATCGGCATCAAGCATCGTGGGTTCATCGTGCGTCGTCCCTCCCGATATTCTGCCGCCAGGTTCGCGTGCCGCCGCCGATCGTCGCCGTGACGATCGCGATGGCCGCCTCCCCCTTGGTGAGTTGGTTCGTCGCTTCATCGAGCGTGTAGACGCCGGTCGACGCGATCTGAGTCATGGCCGTTGCCGCGATCAAGTCCGAGCCGTCGGCCCGCTTGATGACTTGCAGCGTCGGCGACGTGATCCCCGACGTGACGGCCACGCCGTTCTTGAACCACTGCGCCGTGTACTCGTCCCGACTGTTGTTCGTGTCGACCGTCACCATCAAGTCGGCATGGTAGACGTCCTCTGAATCGGCTAGTTTGACCCCGGTCGTCCCCGTATGCCCCTTAATCTCGGTCGTGTCAGACAGCACGTCCTCGACGTTGCCATCGATCGCAGCGACCGCGATATCGATGGCTGCCAGGTCGGCCGTATCGTCGAGCGTCTCCTCGGCCACCTGCTCGACGCTTCGAGCGAACGCCCCAACAGTCCAGCCGAGCCCGTCGATCCCCTGTAACTGCGTGCCGACACCGCCGGGCCACGTGGCCCCTGGCTGGAGCAAGAGATGGTGAGCCTGAATTACCGAGAGATCGTCAAGAATCTCACCGGCCGGCTGCCCCATGCCGATCGCCGGGGAATCTTGGGCCAAGGCGAGATTCCCATTCGTCGCGTCGACGAAGGACGGATCGCCCCATTCTGAATTCGTCTCGCCGCTCGCCGCTTGATACGACGCAAAATCGGTGTAGTCGGTCCCACCCCACTTCCACGTCACGCTGGAACCGTAATAGAGGTTGTAGTCCGCGTCGACGTTCGCCGTCGTTTCGGCCCAGAAGTTCGCGAGGGACGCCGTTCCGGTCACCACGATATTATTCCGAAAGATAATCCGTTGGGCCGTGCCCTGGAACTTGATATTGCTATCGAAGCTGATCGGATCATAGAACGTATTGTTGGTCGCGACGATCTCGCCCACCACGTCCTTGGAGTAGAGCATCGTCTCGCTCGTATTGCCGCCCGGCAGGAAGACGTTCCCATGCACCTCGCCGCCGGCGGCGCCGTAACGGAAGCCGACCGTCTGATAGACGGCGCCGTAGATGACATTGTGGCGCAGTCGCATCGTTGCGGAAGTTCCAGTGACGTAGAGACACTGCTGGGCATTCGGCGAGGCGCAATAGGACTGTTCGACAAGGATCGACCCGTTAGCGACCCGCACGGCGATGGCGGCGGTCGTCGGCTGCTCCAACCGGCAGCGTCTCGCGATGTTCCCGACGGCAGCGGCCCCCGTGACGTAGACGGCGCCCTTGCTGGCGTCGACCGTATCGTGTAGGTAGCACTCTTCGAGCAGGGTCCCCTGCGCGGGACCGGCGATCTTAACGCTCGCGTCGTGATGAAAACGCGACTCGCACCCCAAGACACTCAAGCCAGCGGCCGTCGTCGAAATCCCCTCCGACGTGCAGCCCTCGGCCTTCAGGCGGTTGAGCGTGACGCCGTCGCCGGTGACGGCAATGCCGGTCGCCCTCGCGCCTCCTTCGTAGAGATAGCCGTTCGTCGTGATGTCGGACGAGTCGGACGCCTGGACGTAGAGGTCGGCCCCGTCGTGATAAAAGGTTCCCGGCGTGCTCTCGACCGCCGCGACACTCGCCGCCTCGACCAGCATCACCTTGTTGTCTCGCCCGTCAAGCCCGTCGAGCAATCCGTCATCTTCGAGAACCACGATCGGATCGGCCATGGTGATCTTGTACGTGTTGCCGCTATGCAGCGAGAACGAACCGTTCACCAGCGCGTCGGCCCCGCTGATCGTCGCGAGCCCCCGCTCGACGGCATCCCAAGTCACGCCATCCTCGGTCAAGATACACGCCTCGCGGAACGTTCCTTGCAGATAGACCGTATCGCCCGAAGCGAGCCCGATTGCCTGAACCCCGGCCACCGTCTTCTTGGCCGTTGCCCAGGACAGGCCGTCGCCCGTGTCGTCGGGGCGGGTGGAATCGACGTAGTAGAGCGTCATCGGTTACTCCGCGAATTCTTGTTGGAGGCTGTTCGCCATCGCGGCGGCCCAGTCGGCATCGGACGTGTCCGCCACCTCGGGATGGCGGCTCTGGTAGATTTCGTTGGCCCGTGCCTTGATCGCGCGGCGTATCCAGCCGGGGATTGCCGCCAACTCCTCGGCGCTCGGCGGCTCGGCGATCGGTGCCGGCTCCTCGTCGGTCGGCTCGGGGACCGGGGGCCAGATCGACGGCACGCCGACCGTGACTATGAATCGATCCCCTTGATACGTCACGTCGGCGGTAACCGATCCGCCGTGGCCGGCGCGGATCGCGCGCCATGACGGTTTTGGCGTCCAGTCGTGCAGGGTATTCATCGAGTCATCGTCCTCCGTTTCTCAGTCGGTCGACCTCTTCCTTGAGGTCGTCGATCGCGGCGGCGTGGCGCTCGCACGGACGGGAATCCTGGAAGGCGATCACCTTGTCTAGTTTCTTGCAGATATCAGAGACCTTGGCGGTCAGCGTCACGACGGCCGTGTTCAGCCGCAGGACACCGACGACCATCGGCACGATATAAACCCCCATCGTCGCCGCCAAGGCGATCCATTCGTTCGTCGTCATGCGTCCTCCCCAAGCTCCTCGGCCGCCTCGGTGATCGCCTGGACGTCCCGCTGGGCGTCTTCGCTGGCTCTCGCTATCTCTCTCTTCGCCCTCGCTTCCTCTTCGGCGGCCAGAGCCTTTGCCTCCCGCACTTTCGATGCCGCCGCACGGGCCGCCACGCTATGCGGCATGGGGGCGTTTGCGCCCGGCGTCGGTGCCGGTGAAGGTGCCGGTGCCACGGCGTCGGCGACATGCTGCCCGGCCGCCTGGGCGGTCGCCACGTCCTGCCGCACCCCCGCGACGGTCACCGTCCCCTCTTGTTTTCTCCTCCACAGCAAGATAATCAGGACGATCGCCGCGACGATCCAGCCGATATAGCGAGCGACCAGGTCGACCGGGTCGACGCGGTTCGCGCGATCCTCGGCCGCGTCGATCCGTTCTTGCAGGGTGTCGAGTTCGGCCTGGCGAGCCGCTTCCGCCTCGGCCACTTCGTGTTGGCGTGCTTGGCGCTGAAGTTCATTGGCCGCTGCTTCCGACTCGGCCCGGGCCGCCTCGATCTCCATCTGGGCGGCGGCCAACGCGGCGTCCGATTCGGCCCGCATCGCCTGCATCGTCGCCGAGATGACCGACGTGTCGGGCGCGGGGAGCGTCTCGGCCGGGATTCCGCCGGGTGCCCTCGGGGCCGTGTTCGGACCGCTGCCCGAGCGGGGCTGTAGCCAGGGCAAGAGCCCGCCGCCCGAGCGGCAGTTGGGCCCGCAGTCGGCGACCAGCGCGTATTCGACGTCCAAAACATCCTTGGCGATCGGGCCGAGCGTCTTGGCCGTCGTGCTCGCCAGGTTGGCGTAGGTCCGGTTCGTCCCGATGCTCGTTGAATGCAAACAGCCGATCAGCTTCCCATCAATCGTGAAGACCGGCCCGCCACTGTCGCCGCTGATCGAGTAGGGCGTCAGTTCGATCCGACCATTGCTGGTGATCGAGGCGACCGTCCCCTTGTGCCAGTAGAGTTTGCCCGGCGTCCGGCCGTAGCCCGCCTTCCAAACGATCGTTCCCTTGCCGACGTCGCCGGCCAGCGGGACACCGCGAATACTCGCCTCAATAGGCCGCTCGATCCGCAGATAGGACGCATCGAACTGTTTCGATCGCCCAACCACTTCGTAGCGATACTCGCCCCCGCCGAAGAAGTCGACCTTGCCGGTCGACGAGTCGCGGGTGACGTGGTCGGCCGTGAGGACCAACCCGGCTCCGAGGTAACAACCGCTTCCGGCCGAACGGTCCTTCGCGACGACGCGACAGAGGTTCGGTTGGACACGCTTCAACTCACGCGGCAGTTCGGCCCGCGCGATCACCGCCGCGACGAGGACGAGCGCCAGCGTGGCGACGCCCGCGACGAGTAGTCGCCCGAGGGTTCGGATAGGTGGTCTCATACCGAGAGTTCTCCCGTTTGCTTGAGGGTCAACCGGCAGTCGAGGGGCAAGACCCCGTGTCCGACCGCCGTCGTGATATCGATCGCGAGCCCGACCCGTCGGGCGTCGCGGACCGCCCCCCGGAGCATCTCGGCCAGGACTGCCACGTTCTGGAGTTGCGCCTTCTGGGCCGGGGAAAAGCACTCGTCGGTCACGGTTCGCATGGTTCGGCTTCCTCCCGATAGACCGTCTCCGGATGGGCCGGGCCATCGCGGGGCGGCTCGCCGGCGGCCTGCTTTTCCCTCCGGAGCGCCTCGTAGCGTCGGCGCCGCTCGCCGCGTAGGTCGACGGCCAACGGATCGGTCTCGGCCGGCGCGTCGGGCAACTCGCTGGCCGGTCGGACCTTGCCCGACCGCAGCAGCCGGCGGACGGCGCAGACGCGGCACGGGAGCCGGACCAGGCCGCCGCAGCCCTCGCACCGATCGCTGGCGGCCGGCTCGGCCCGACGGTCGCCCCGAGCGACCCGAGCGACCGTCCATCGGCTCACCTTGACGTGACGCGCAACGGCGCGTTTGGGCATGCCGTCGTCGAGCAATTTCCGCACCAGGCGTATCGTGCGAGCGGGCACCCTACGTGGCATCAAGAGACCGTGGGCTCGGGGCGTGGCGTCGCGGGCCCGGCGTCGGCGTCCCGCGCAAAGATCGGCTCGTTCGGCCCCGGCTCGCGAGCAAGGGCCGAGTCGCGATCGTTCGGCGGTGGGTCGCCCCGATCGGCGCGTGAGTAGGCGAGCGGTTCAGGCATGGCGCATTCTCCCCGGAAGCGCGAACATCGAAGTTCATTCCAAAGCGCCAAGTATACCCGGCCCGACGGCCGTTACCGCGCCACGGCGGGAAGGAGACAGCCGTCGGTCTCGATCGACTCAATGAGTTCGTCACTATCACTCATGTTTCGTTCCCCGTGGTTGGTTTTCCTGGTTGTCCGGGTACCGCCCAACGCGACCGAACCGGACCGCGCGTGGCCGCCTGCCCCGTCGGCCACCTCGTGTCCGCGACGATTGGGCGATCGCCTGGCACGCCGGGACCGGCTTCGGACCCGAGTGCCAGGTCATCAGACCCTTGGCGTCGTCGAGCCAGGTCCAGAGCCCCTCCAGCCCCGCGATCTCCCAATGCCCGTTCCTCGCGTCGACCAGCGTCGCCACGGGAAGTTTCATCACGCGCGCCTCCCGGAAGACGCGGTTGCTGACCGTCGGCAGCAGCTTCGTGTGCCCATGCCAGCACAACATCCAGGGGCTGCCGTATCCCCGGTAGAGAATCTCCCCGCAGACCGGACAATGCGCCCTCTGCACCTCGGGGTCGATCCGTCTCGCTTTCGTCGCTGTCACCATGGCTAACCTCCAAACACCTGATTCTTGATAAGCTGCCGCATCTTGGCGATGCCCTCATCGCTCAATGCCCCCTTAACTCCGAAATACCTCGTCCTTGACCTGCTCGGCGGTCAGGCCCGAAAAGTCGCGGTCGCAGGTCGGGCACCGCGTCACGCAATACAGCCTCTCGGCCGCCCCGGTCACGCGACACGTCACCCGCTCGCCGAGCAAGTCAAGCACCAGCTTCCGCCCGCACGGGCATCGACTCACGATCCGTTCCATGTCACTTCCCCTCGAGCTGCTGCCGCATCTCGGCGAGACACGCCGAGTGAATTTGCGAGACCCGCGATTCGCTCAGATCGAGCCCCGCCCCAATCTCCTTCATCGTGACGTCCAACCAGTAGTATTCGATCACGATCAGACGATCTCTCTTCGAGAGCCCGCGCGTCAATTCGCGGAGCGTCTCCATTTCGTCGAGCGGCGCGCGATCGTGTCGGACCGGGTCGGCCGCCGGCTCGTCGCCCCAAGGCCCGGCGTCCTCTTCGTCGCCGAAGCCGAGCCGGACCTGGTGGCGGTGACGCCAATCGGTCGCCGGCCGACCCCGTGCCTCGTCGCCATACACGGCGATCAACTCCCGCTCGATCTCCTCGGTCGACGGCCGGCGGCCCAGCCGGTGCGCGAGCTGCTCGACCAGCGCGTCCCGCCGGGTGATCCGACCGCGATGCACGCGTCGGACCGTGTCCTGCCTCCTCGCCTCGTCCGCCATCGCGCCGCATATCCGGTGCGTCGCGTAGGTCGAGAACTCGACTCCGGCGCCCGGATCGAACGTGGCGATCGCCCAGAGCAGGGCCATATGGGCGGCCGACCAGAACGCATCGAAATCGGCTCCCGGCGGCAACGTTCGGACATAACGGTGCCAGTGGTACTGCGCCAACGGGCGATAGCGAATCACCAACCGATTCCGCGCTTCCGAATCGTCCCCCTCGGTCGCCCCGTGATAGGCACGCCACTCGGGGTCCTCGATCGTCGACGGGTCGACCCGCGACCCGCCGCGCGGCGGACGCGACCATTTCCGTGTCCTCGCGATCCGTGCCAGCCGCCGGCCGAGCCGGCCCGGCGACATCCCCAATTGCCGCGCGGCGGCCGCCTTGACCGCGCGGTGCTTGAGCATCGCCAGCACGACCAGGTCGTCCGACGGCTCCCGACCGTCCCCTGTCACCATCGTTCCCCCCCCTTCCCCGGTTAGGCTACGGTCGACACGTCGCCGGCAGGTCCCCCTGAAGCTCCTCGCGGAGTATCTTGATATTGCATCCGGCCTCGATCGCCAGCCGGACCTGCTTCCCGTCGATCCGGGCCAGCAGCACGGTCGCGATCACCCGACCCGTCTCCCGGTCCAACATGACGATCTTCTCCTCCACTTTTCGCGTCAACGTCAACATCCCTGTCTCTCCTCTAGCGTTTCCACGCCACGGCGAGCAAAACGCTTCACTCGCCATGGTCGCGTCGGTTCCCTTGTTCTTCGAGGACCAAGGCGATCCTCTTCTCTCCGCGTCTCCGCGCGATCCCCTCACTCCGATCACTTCGGCCGCTTGATCGTCGCCAACTCACCCGGCAATCGATCGAAGACGGCCCGTTCGCTGGAGAGCCGTTCGATCAGGTCCGCCTTCGCGGCGGACGCCTTGATTTCGAGCTCGTACTCCTCGGCGATCGCCGTCAACCGGGCCTTGTCGTGCATCGCCCAATAGGCGTCGGTCAACGGCCCGGCCTGCTCGTCGCCCCACCACGGCTCGATCGTCCGGTGATCGAGTTCCAGGAACTCCGCGATCGTCAGGACGTCATGTTCCAACGCCAACCCCGGCTCGTCGTCATTCCAAAAGATCCCCCGCAGGACGGCAATTTCCATCTCTTCGGTCATCGCCGGCGACTGCTCCGCCGTGACGATCCCGGCGACGTCAATCCCGAACCCCGGGCGTTTCTTCGCTCGCTTCCCCAGCTTCCGCCACGCAACGTCAAGCGTCCGTTCGCGGTCCAACGAATCGCCGAGCGTCACCGCCGCCCACAAGAGCAGTGCCCGCCGTTCGTCCTCGCCGCAGTGGTCGGTGTTCTCGATCGTCGCGGCGATCAGGTACCGCAACCAATTCACGTACCACGCCCACAGCTTGCCCCGAAACGCGGCCGCCCGCTCCTTCTCGATCCGCCTCGCCTCGGCCGCCGAAACCTTCTTCTTTTCTTTTGGCTTCGTCGGCGTCTTCCCTTTTTTCGATTCGCCGTTCTTGCCGAGTTGCTTGACGTGCTCGGCTTGCAACTTCTCCCAGAGTGTCACGTTCGCGGCGAACTTCTGCCCTTCGTGGTCCTCGACCACATCGAGCTTCGCCAATTGGTCGTCGTTCGGCTTGAATCGCGTGACGTGTCGGCCGAGCTCGCGGTTGTAACACTGCCCGCCGCCGATCGCTTTGCAGCTATCGCGGATCGCCCAGCCGACATCCTCGGCGAACGTCTTGACCGTCCCCAGCGTGTCCCCCGCCTTCTTTCTCAGGTCGAGTTCCTTTGCGATCTGTTTCAGGGCCGTCGGCGAGTCCTTGTATTTCGCGATCACCCGGGCATGGGTCGGCGGTATTTCTCCCGAAATGATCCGCTTGTGCCAAGCGGCCGGCAGCTCCAACAAGCGCAGCCGGTTGCTCACGTGTCCTTGCGAGCAGCCGAGCCGGCCGGCCAGTTCGGTCGGCCCGGCCGCGTCCCCTTCGTCAATCATGGTCCGCATCGAGCGGGCCTCGTCGATCGGATTCAGCGCCTTCCGTTGCGACTGCGAATCGAAGATCATCAACCGGACGGTCGCATCGTCCGCCTCGTGGACCTCGGCCCGGATCGCCGGCCAGCCGGCCACCTTCGCCGCCCGCAGCCGCCGCTCGCCCTCGATCAGTTCGTACCGCTTCCCCTTGCGTCGAACCACGATCGGCTGGATTTGCCCGGCCGCCGTCATCGACTCGGCCAAGCCGTCGATCTCCTCCTTCGGGAACTCGGTCCTCGGCTGGAACGGGCTCGGGTCGATCACCCCGAGCCCAATCGCCTCAAGCGCAACGGCCGTCACCGTCGTCTTCCTGCCCTTCACCATCACTTCCTCCTGTTGGTTAGCGTTTCCACGCCATGGCTAGCAATACGGTTCACTCGCCATGGCTATCCTGGTTCCCTTGTTGCTCCGGGGTTGGCCCCTCGGACACCCGCCAATCAAAGGCGAGCAGATCACCCGGCAGTGGTCGCCAGCCGACCTCCAGGTAGCCGCCGGGCAGCAGCATGCAGAAATGCGGACAGCTCACGAACTCAGTCACGCCGATCCGGCCCAAGGGGCCCTCCACGTGGTCTATGGTTCGCCCTTCGCGAAGGAACACGAGCCGCCGGCGGCTCCAGCACTCGCGTTCGACGCACAGCCCTTCTTGCATCTTCTCCTTGGCCCAACCGAAATCATGCAGCCGGCTGTCCGGCTTGCCCAGGTTCTCACTCATGTCTTCGCTCCTTTCGTGGTCTCTTCCTCATAGCTCACGGCTCATCGCTCAACCCCCGTCACTCCCGTTGCCGGACCCGGCCGTTCTTGCACCATGCGACGCCGCACCGGCCGGCCAGTGCGGCCGCCTTCGCGTTGAAGAACCCCGGCGGATCGCGGAGCTTGCCTGTTCGGTGCATCGCGATGACGTCGCCGAGTACTTCGCGGAGCTTTTCCTCCTCCAGCCCGTGGTAGACGACCAGGTCGGCCGCCTTGCCGGCGATCGCTTCGCTGAGCGGTTTGCCGTTGGGGCTCGGCCCGGCCCTCGCGACCGTCGCGAGGATCTCTTGTCTCAGCCTGAGCTTTTGAGCCGCCGGCGTGGTCCGCTGGCCGACCTGGTCGAGCGCCTCGGTCAAGGCCGGGACCAGCGGCGCCGACACCAGCGGCGAGGGACCGGCGACGGGGCCCGGCTGCACGGCCCGCGATCCGCATCCCTCGTCCGCCGGCTCGGCGGGGCCCCCCGGTCCCGCGATCGCCGCCTGACTCTCGGCCCCCCGCCCCTCTTCAAGAACTACCCTTGAGGTGTCCACTTTGGTAGCTTTGGTTCTTTGAAGGCTTTGGTACTTTGGTAAATTAGATTCTTGTTCTTGGTCCAAAGCGCGCGCGGCCGCGCCCACGCACGCGAGAGTAGGTGTGTCTTGCGGTCCGAGTGCCGCGTAGACCCGCCGAAACGACCTCGATCCGGCCAGCGGATGACCGACCGGCGGGCGGTTTTGCGCAAAATCACCCGTGACCTCTTCGACCGGCGGGCGGTTTTGTGCAAAACCACCCGTGACCTCTTCGACTGGCGGGCGGTTTTGTGCAAAACCACCCGTGACCTCTTCGACTGGCGGGCGGTTTTGTGCAAAACCACCCGTGACCTCTTCGACTGGCGGGCGGTCTTGCGCAAGACCGCCCGCGATGTGATTGGAAACGTCGCCGAGGGGAAGGCGTTGCTGTCGTTCGTCGTCCGGCTTGCGATCTTGGGGACACGGCAACCCAAGATCGAATCGGTAGTCGCCGTGATGCTCGATGATGTCGATCAGCGAGGTGCCCCTGAGGCGAGCCATTGTGGTGCGAGCGGTCTTGGGGTCGATCCGGCAAGCGGCGGTGATTGCCGCCGACGTGACGCGATAGATTCCGGGCGTCGCCCCGGCGCGTCGCCACAAGAGGAGCCAGACGATCTTGTCGTTCGGGCTCAGGTCGCGATTGTGCCACACCGTTCGGACCTCGATCGAGAGGCCGAGCGTATCGTCCGATCCGCCCGGCGCAACGGGACGCGGGGCCGCCCCGTCGATGTGCTCCGGCAGGCCGCACTGGAGTGCCAGGCGTTGCTGTCGGCCATCGTCGGGTTCGCGTCCTTGGCGGCACGGCCGCCAGAGGGCCACCTGGTAGTCGTCGCGCGGCGATGACACGGAATCGTCGTCGCCATCCAGTCTGCTCAGCAGTCCGGCGAGACAGAGCCGAGCCATCGCCGCGTGGACGGTCCTCTGGTCGATCCCGCACGCACCGTCAATGGTCGCCGCCTTGACGCGATGGGTCCCTGGCGCTCGGTGACCTCGCCACCAAAGGAAGAACCAGACGACCTTGTCATTGGGGCGCAGGTCTTTGCGACCCAAGACGATTCGCTCCTCCATGGAGAAGCCGTCGGTCAACTCGATATCCAGCATGGTACCATCCTTGGCCCGTCTCGTCCGTCTCGGACGTGACGGTAGCGTCTTCAGCGTCCTGTCTTCACGGTTCCGAAAGCGCAATACACGCCACGGACCAACAGAACGCGTTCTAGGGTCGTCGGTCCTTCCATTGCTCGATCGCCTCGGCCGTCAGCCATCCGACCAGGCCGGCGGCCCAAGCCCAAAACGTCCAGTTCCACCATCCGCCTGCCTCGACTTCCATGGCGTGCTCCTTGGGTCTCCGTTCCTTCCGGCTAGTTCTTACTGAGCAACGCGGCGACTTCCCGGTCGGCCGCGTCGGCCAAATTGCGCATCGCGCCCCGGAACGGGCCGTCGAGCACCTCGTCGATCACGGCGACGGCCGCCGAACAGGCGATCACGCCGGCCGACGTGGACGGCGTCCCGGAACGGTTCGCTAGTTCGAGGTAGCGTGCGTAGCTTGCTCGCTTGGCCGCGAGGTGGATCGCCAGATCGGGCGCGACGCGTCGCGATCTCCTCTTGGGGCGTTTGCTTGCACGGCATCTGTTGGCACGGCATCGTCGAGAGAATCGCATGGGATTCCGTTCCTCTCTGCGTGCCGGATCGGCGGTACGCTCCTCGGCCCCCGCCGATCCGGCACTCGGTTCCGTCATCGCGACGGGGTGCTCTTCGCGTCGCGACGACCCACACCACGCCCCCGGCGGTCGCCGGAGGCCGACGAACGACGAGGAGCGAGGGCGCCGGTCGCCCTCGCTTCTCGTTGTTCGTCCCAGACATCGAGCGTGGCCGCGATGGCCAGGGGGACGTCGGGCGTGCCGTCGCCGATCCGGCCGGCCAGCACGCCGAGCAGCTCGGCCGGCGAGAAGGAATCGTTGCGGACGGTCGCCCGGAGCGGCTCCAGGACCTCCTCGGCGTCGAGCCCCAAGATCGCGACCGCGTCCTCGCGAATATGCCGCAACGCCTCGATCCGCTCGCGCGACAGAAACGTCACGCCGCTCGATCCTTGTTGCTTCGTACTCTCCATCGTTTCCTCCATGGCGCGACCGGCGGCGGGAGCCGGTCGCACGGTCCTTGGGCTTGCGTCGTTCACGCTATTCGGTCATTGAGTGTCACGGCCCGCCCACCCAGGCCGGCCGCGCGGGGCAACGTCACGCGGCCGGCCTCCTCTTGCTTGGCGTGTCCATGCTCGGGGTTCCTTCGCAAGTACCCGCGCGCCTCGGCGATCACTCGCGGATCGACGACCGGCCGCAACGGCGGCGCGCCGTCGTCCAACCAGCACTTCCGGGCGCACCACTGATCGGCCCATGGGTAGAGCAGGTTTCGGTGCGTCAAGAACCGCCGGCCGCAACGGCGGCACGTAGTGCGTCGCATTGTCGTTCCCTCCGTCGCGTCGACCCAGTTCCCGCCGTGGCGCGGCAGCGCTAACCCCCAGAAGCGCACTTCGCGGAGTTGACCCTGCTGGCCGACTCCGCCCCCGCCATGGCGCGGCAACGCCAACCCCCACAAGCGCACTGGGCAAAGTCCGCCCTTTCCCTCGACGTCGCCCTTGCGATGGCGCGGCAACGCTAACCCCCAGAAGCGCACTTCGCGGAGTTGACCCTGCTGGCCGACTCCGCCCCCGCCATGGCGCGGCAGCGCTAATCAAAACAGGAGGAGTTGGCGGTCGGTGGGGAGGGTGGTGTTGGGTTGGGGGAGTGTTTCGAGGACGGCGGTGGCGACGCTCCCGGCGACGTAGTTTTTCCGCGTCACTTCGGAGCCGACGTGCCCGAGTTGGTTGGTGGCGACCATCGGGTTGACTCGCGCCAGTTCGGTCGCCAGTCGTCGGCGGAACGAGTGGAACCCGAGTTGTTTCTGTCGTGCCGGCGGGATCTCGGTCTGTGCGAGGATATCGCGCCGAACCTTTTGCAGGTCGGACAGGGTATAGACCATCTTCTTGGCGCGCAACGGCCAGGGGAAGATTCGTCGGTCGGCCGTCCGGACCCCGAGCAGGGCGTCCCGGGCCGCCTGGTTGACCCGGATCCGCTTCGCGTTGTTGCCCTTGACGATCTCCGCCGGGATATGGAGGACGTCGTCTTGGAGCATCGACCATTCCAGCAGGATGGTCGTCTCGATCCGCGTCCCGACATTCGCCAAGAAGAGCGACAACGCGCGCCAGAATCGCCAGGGCGTCAGTCCCGGGATGCGGGGCCGTCGCGCGTGTCGCGCGGCGGCGAGGAACTGTTCGAGCTCCTCGAGCGTGATCCCCTCGATCGGCTCCTCCTCGCGCTTCGGCGGACGCTCGAGGTAGGGCGGGTCGATCAGCAGCCCCTTGCCCTGGCGGTTGGTGCGCGTCTTCGGTCCGGCCAGGTCGAGGAGCCGTTGCAGGTGCGTGCAATGTTTCCGGACCGTGTTCGGCGAGACGTTCCGTGCCGGGTCGCGTCCCGGCAGCCGCGACACCTTGCGGACGAACTCGGCGCAGACATACTCGTCGATCGCCTCCAGCGGCGGATTGCCGGTGAACCGCTCCCAGTAGCGGAGCGATTGGGCGTAGGCGTCGAGGTTCCTCGGTCGCGCGTTGCGCGCCGCCAGAATGACCGGCCGGACATACCGATCGTAGAACTCGCGTAGCGTCATCGCCGGCGACAAGCGATGCTCGTCGCCCGGCGCGCTTTCCGGTGGCGGATCGGGCCACTCCACCTCGGGCGACCAGATCCGCAAGGTCGGGGCGCACGCCGAGCCGGGCGCCGAGCCGGGCGCATCGTCGGAGAAGGACATAACGAGACTCCTGGACGGATCGCGCGGGACGCCCGGGACAGGTCGGCGTCACCTCCGTGCCGGCGATCGGCGTCGTCGTGGTGGTCGTGCAGTCCGTTGATGCGAGAACTATAGCACGGCGGGTACCCACGCGGGGTGACAACCGCATGTCACCCCGCCGAAAATAGCCCGCCGAATTACCGGGTTCGGTTAGGGTCAAAACGCCTCGTCCGGTTTTTCGGCCATCGAGACGGCGGGTCGCCACATCGCCGGGTCGATCGGCGAAGGCGCGTGTCGGACGGTGGGCGGCGATCCGTGGCACGGTACGTACCTCAAGCGCGGGCCGACGGCCGAGGTCTTTTGGTAGTGCAGGCTGGTGCAGGGCAAGCAACACCAACCGCGAGATACTACCAAAGACCGTCGGCCGGGGCCGTAGCGCCGGAAAATGACTCTGGTTAGGCCGGCATAGCTAGTTTCCAGTAGCCGGCTTCGTTCCCTGGGCCGCGGCCGCCAGAGCCTGAAAGAATCCGCTTGCAGGAGACGCCCTTCCGGGTCGCCGGGGCGGATATGGTCAGACAATCAGCAGAGTGAGCTTTCGGAAACGGTTATGCTAAAACAAAAACAAACGTTATGCCCGTGAATCTAACGGATCGCCCGAATCTGTCAAGCCCGGTCTGCTTTTTTCTTGTTTGGCAACCTGCTACGATGAGCGAATCAGCATCTACCACGAACACCCCGGGGGCAAGAACCATGAATCCCGACCGCATTTATCAAGAGCACCGCGACGACGCGATGGCCAAACAATTTGAGGCCGCCGAGTATTCAACGTTTGTCGCCATGCCGTTTCGCGAGCAATTCAGCTACCGGTCGCGTGACGTGAAAAAAGAAATCATTGAGGCCGCAGCCAAGTACGCCACCGAGCATGGCGACTTATCGAAGCCGTTCGCGACTCCCAAGCGGATCGACGAGAAGGAGCTTCAGGCGGGCGTGATTACCGAGGAGATCATTGTACAGATCCTAGAGTCCCATCTTTTCGTCGGTGACTTGACGTTTGAGAACCCCGGCGTCCTCCTGGAAACGGGAATCGCTCTCGGCCTGAAACCGAATGGACGGATCATCCTCATGGTGCAGGGAGAACGCGATCTGCACTTCGATATCCGCAACAACAATATCATCGACTACAACGCGAAGGACAGCACAAAGGCGGAGGAGGAGATCGGCAAGGCATTCATTGCGGCCGCGAGGCACTGGGAGTCGGACGCTGAGAAGGCGATTTCCCAGAGGATCGAGAATTTGACGCCCGAAGCCCTTACATGCCTTTTGTATTATGACACGATCCAAGGGGAGTCGGAGAAGAATTCGCTACATTCGCAGCAGATGCCCGACGAACTTGTCAATATGTGGGGAGACGTGACCGCTGCTCGATGTGCTTATGGGCTGGCTATTCGAGAGTTGATCGAGAACCGATTGATGTACACACAGTTCAGACCGCAGCCGACGGTCGCTACTCCCAACCGAAGCAAGTACGGCAACCATGCCACCGCACTCGGGTGGGCAGTTATCAAACATCTGCGATCACAGCCGAATAGCCCCGTCGAAGAGTGACGGGCGTGGACGGCAAGAGCCGTTTCGGGGGGATTTTCCAAGAGACGATTCCCGGCGGCAAGTCGCAGGATGTTACGTTCACCCTCCATTTTCGCGACACGGCGACGGCCGCCCGTATCGAGATCGAGCGGGTCAAGATCGGAAAATCCGAATGGCAATCCGAGGACGGCACCACGGAGGCTATCCGCGTGCGTTCCAACGACTGAGCATGGCAAGCCGCCGGTGTGGTACCATGCACCAGGTGCCGCACCACATCACCCGAGAGGTCTGGCGATAAATCCGCGTGAGTAGACGACCACCTAACCCGAGAGAGGGGCTGCCGAGAACCGTAGGATTGATATTGTGGCGGGAAGCGGTTGTCGATAGTATTCGCCCGTTCGGGCCGAACACTTGCTTTTCGATCTTCCGTCAAGCAAAATGGAGCCCGGCACGGGTGATATCCGTGCCGGACTCCGGTGCTTGAAGTAGTCCTTCGACTACTTCCGGACCCACATGGGCCATGCCTTCTTGCCGTAAGCGTGAGCATCCAGCCGTTTGCCGGACTTGTCGGTCCGGTATCGGCGGAAAATCAGCCTATAGCCAGCGCGTGGCTTCTGATGGGTCCTCTTAGGTTTGCGGTTCTTCATAAGAAAAACCTCCAAATCGAGGAATGATTACACCGCTTCACGGCCATCCCTACCGAAGGTAGGTCTCCTTGATGGCCTTGGGCGGTCGGTGTAGTAACCGCCCCACCGACCCGTCTCGATGCGACTACAGAATCGCACTGAGTCGGAGGCGGGGCCATTATCGTGCAAAGAGCGAAGAAATGGAAGTGGAACTGCGGCCCGCTTTTGTCTGGGATTGCCCCAATTGTGGGCGCGAGGTCTTCTGCCGTGGTCTTGTCCCGGAAATGAGCGACGAGGCAAGGCAGGAGCTGAGGGCGGAGTACGAGGTTGGGGCGTTCGAGGAAGGCGATTTTGTGATGATGCCCGAGGAAGTCAAGTGTCCCGACTGTGGAATCGTCTGCAGCTCGCTGCATTTTCACGATGCCTAGCCGCCAAGGTGTTGACAGGCCAGCGTGAACAATGGTAGCATCTCACGTTAGGTTTGCGTTCTTCGTTCCCTCTGGATCGAAGGGGTTACATCGTTCCGCGACGTGAGCCGCGGAGGTGTAAGATTACAGGCGAGAGGGTCCGTATCTCCTGCGGGCCCTCTCGCGTTTCTTGATCAGACCACGGAGAACTCCGATTGTCTCACGAGCGTTCGCCCAGCTGGGGCCTGCCGAACTCTCCTGAAGGGTCGATGGCCCAATAGAGAAAAGCGACCGTTACGACTTCGGGGTGTGCTTCGCCAAGGCGTCCGCGACGCGATAGCCTTTGACCGTCACGCGAAAAAGGCTGTTACCAGAGCCCACAGGTTCCAAGAGGCCGCCTTGGACGAGATCGTCAATCGCCTCCCAATATTTAAGACCGACACGCTCTTCCGTCTGGCCCGTTACGACCTGACGATCCGTGCCAATAGTGACGGTGCGACCGAATGCCGTCGAGTTTCTGCTAACCGGGGATTCGCGCGTCGCTGCCTCCGTAAGTATTTCGCGAGCTTCCGGGGAAAGCGTCATACCGGCGAGCGGATCCTCCGCCGACCCGAGTATGATGGAGGGGGCCACGTCGCGGAGATTGAAACTCCCCTTGAACACGTTAGCAGCTTGCGTTTGCTGGCAGTTGCCAAGGACCTTGTTCAGTTCCTTCTCGATTTCGATCCAAGCGCTCTCAAAGTTGCCTTCGAGAAGTGTTTCGTCGTGCGGCGTTGCCAGCGCCCTGTTCAGCGACAAGATCAACGCGAGGGTGTCGTCTTTCGTGGCCAGCGTGGCCTGCCAATGGCCCAGGGGACCGTCCTGGATCATGCCCATGCCGATGCCGACGAGGTACGGGCAAACATGCACGTCTTCCCTCTTGGTGGCGACGGCGCCCGTTTCATAGTAGATCCACGGCGAGTGGACATTCTCGCTTGTCACGAAAATAACGCAAGAGGTCGCGTCCGCGAGGACTTCCTGCAGTTCGTCGAACCACATTTTTCCCTTGTAGATGTCCTTGCTCGAGATCCACGGCCTCAGCCCGGGCAACACCTTCGGCAGCCAGTCGCGAAAAGCGGACGCGGCCGCCTTGCTCTGCGACCCCGACCAACTCAGTAGCACATCCGTTGTATGTGATTCGCCCTCTGCCATACATCCCCCCCGCCCCTCGATCCTTACGAAAAAGCGGCGGTAGGGGAGGTGTGTATCAGGCCTGCATAACCGTGGGCCGCGCGCCCGAGGGCGTTCCGTTAAAGAAGCGACCGCTTAGTTTGACCTCTTCGAGCCTCGCGACCCGAAGCACCTCCCGGACCGCCGGGAGCCTCGATGTTTTTCCTTCGCCCTTGCCCCTCGATCCCTCTTGAAAAAAGCGGCGGTAGGGGAGGTGTGTAACAGGCCTGATCGAAATGGGCCGCGCGCCCGAGGGCGTCCTGTTAGAGATGCGACCGCTTAAGTGGACCTCCTCGCGCGTCGCCACGCGAAGCACCTCCCGGACCGCCGGGAGCTCCGATGGTTTTCCTTCGCCCTCGCCCCTCGATCCTTCTTTCAACAATCCGGCGGTAGGGGAGGTGTGTCTCAGGCCTGATTCAAAGTGGGCCGCGCGCCCGAGGGCGTCCTTTTGAAGATGCGACCGCTTAAGTGGACCTCTTCGCGCGTCGCCACGCGAAGCACCTCCCGGACCGCCGGGAGTTCGCGTTGCTCGCTTTCCGACCCCGGACACGCGGATATCCTATCCGCTGTTCACCTGCCCCCTCGAAGGCGGTAAAATCTGCCCTAAGCCGAATAGAATCGGCAACAAAAGTAGCGGCGCAGGGATTCGAACCCCGGACACGCGGAATTATGATAGGGTCTTGACCCCTGGTGGATTATTCGGGAAGTGATGGCGGTGCCCGATCGTTATCGCCGCCGCGCTGCTGATCCTGTTGGGACTCTGGTGGGCGTTCAGCTGAAAGCTGAATAACGGGATATCCCGATACTTTTCGGGCGACGCGAAAAGAGCGAAAAGAGCGAAAAGAGCGAAAAGAGCGAAAAACGCCTAGACGTGTGGAAAAAGTGGCTCGAAATTATTTTCCGAAATCGGCCGAATTGGCCATCCGATCGCACATTTCCCAGCGGCCGAGGAGACGACGGACGAGGGATTAGCGACGAAATGACCACCAGCGATTGAGCCGACGTCGGCGCCGATCGCAGCCGCACTCAGTGACCCCGAGCCATCGGAGAAGACGGGGTATCCGCACCATCGCGAAGAAGACCGCCAAGAGATCGCCGAGCCCACGGGGCCCCGGGCAATTCCGGCGCATGGCACCGGTAACCGATTGCGTGTGTCCGCAACGGGAACATTGCCAGCCGTCGCCATGGGGTAAGAAGGTGCAGTCGATCATGAGACGTAGATATCCACTCCAAGGCCGCTTGCCACGAAGCAGCCTGAGTTGTTTGTGCCTATGCCCAGCGATTGAGTGAATAACTCACATTCTGCCGGCTCACTAACCGTCCGATTGCGAGTGAAATAGAGCGTGCCGCTCGACAGATAGAGCCATGCCTCGTAGAGAATCATTGTGGAGTAGTAGGTGGCTCGTAGTACAATGCTCGACGCGCCACATGCCGAGTTCGCTGGAAACGTGTAGGTCCACTCGCAGTACCCGGAGCCACTATCAACCGGCTCCCCCATGTCGTAGGGCCCTGTGTCCGACAGGCCGGAAACGCAGTCGTTGCATCCGTTGTTTGTCATGACTGGCAAATACAGGAGGACCGTCTGGCTGGAGCCGCAACAGCAATCCTCGTGCATCGCAATCTTACCGGTCTCGCCGAAAAGAATCTTATTGTCGCGGAACTGGATATTTCCCACGTCTCGCCGCCTAGCTGCTGCAATCGTCGCCCGTGTGGATGTCGGTCCACGAAGCATCCTCGGAGTCCTTCGCCACGACCGTCAAGGTGGTGTTTTTGCGTTGAAGCTTGAGGTTGGTCGTGTCGACTTGGAAGTTGGTCATGGTCGACGTAATGGTCGTGTATTCCACCACCGTCGATGGCAAGCTCTCGGTTCCCTTATTGATAACCAGAGCACTAGTCGTTTTCGTCTCCAGCTTCCGTGTTGCCGCCGTGTAGGTCGCGCTGGTGATCGGCTCGATTGTCTCCCACGGAATCGGCAGGAAGCCCCACCACGCGCTCCCCACCTTGAAGGCAATCAGCTGCGTATCGTCGTCAGCTGAAAGATTTTGGAAGTTCACGACCGAGGCGACTGTCGGGGTGGCGGCGTCGGCCGGCGCGATCGGCGTGACGTTATCGACCGGGAATGTGGCGTCGTTGTAGGCCACGCCGGAGGCATTGTTAACGCGACACGTGATCGTCGTCGCGACCGGCGACTGTTCACACTCTTGGGCAATGTAGTTGCCGGTCTCCGGATCGTGGTACGCCTTCCCCTTCGCGCCGCTCTCGGCGAGAGGGTAGATGCCCTGTGGATCAAGAATCGTTGTCGTGGAACCCGGGTCGCTGCCATCGTAATGGGAGTTGATCGTGGCCGACGCCTGCCCGGCCGTCGTCTCGCCCATGTCCTCGGTCAGCGTGAAGGCGATCACGCGAGCGACGTGCCGACAACTAACCAGCGCCCATCCGTCCGGCGACCTTCGGATTCGACCAAAGGCGTTGTCGGCGCCGCAGAGTTTTTCGGGATTGTAGACGGTCGACGGCGCGGGGTTGGGGCTCGGGCCGTTTGCGCCAACGACATTGTCTACCGTTGCCGTCGTGCCGCCGGTCAGGGCGCCGTTGAGTAATACCGTGCATTCGGTCGCCTCAAAGACGTCCGTGAGAATCCAATTGTTCGTGTCGTCTTCGTCGAACTCAATGATACCAACAGCGTTATCACACCCCGCAAGCTTCTTAGGGTTACTGACTGTCGCAACACTCGGCGTTTGCCCGTTGAGCCCGACGACACCATCGACAGTCGCCGTGGTGTCAGTGGCGGACAGCGCACCGTTGAGCGACACGCGACACCGGGTGGCCGCTTGCTCGCAGTAGTAGAGGATGTAGTCATCCTGAATGGAGTCGTAAAACACACGACCGAATGCACCGCTTAAAGCACGCGAAAAACAGCCGTCGGGGTCCCTGGCAATGTTGTATATGTCTGGGGCATTACCGCTATACCACTCATAGAACTCGACGGCGACTTGCCGTGGAACGGTCGCCCCCATGTCCTCGGTCAGGATCACGTGGCCGCCGCGTGCAAGGTGCGGCGCGATTCCGACCACCCAGGCGCCCGAGTTCGTGCGCGAGCGACTCCACTGGAAGTAGACCGTGGTATCCTGGATCGTGCGGACCACCGTGGAATTGTTGTAGACCGTCACGATTTCGCCGCTCGAATCGACCGGCGACAGGCCATTGAGAGGCTCGACGTTGTTTACCGAGAAGCTCGCAAATCGCCCGCTACTGGAAGCAACACCCTTGCACCAGGTCGCAATCTCCTCCATATCGAGGATTTCGTACTTGCCGCTCGTCGCGTCGTCGAGCATCGCGATCCAACAATAGCTTCCGCGATCGCCCGAGGGATCTCGCGCACGGCCGCGACGATACCCGGTCGGGTCGATCACAGTCAACTCGTTGGCCGGTGTCGTGTCGACAGTGTACGTGTCGTTCCCGTTGTCCGTGAGCGGATGCGCGGTGGCGGTCGTCGGGCTGCCGTCCGAGGACGGGGTTAACGCCGTTTTGAGTTCGACGCGACGGATGGGGCTGTCGTTGAGGGCGCACGGCGGGGCGAGCCGGACGGTCGCTTCCTGGAGACCGGACCCCCCGGCTCGCCAGAGGATCTGGGCCGAGCCGGTCGCCGAGGCGTTGAGGTGGCTGGAGTGGCTTGGGTCGACCTCCGCGCGCGTGTAGTCTTCTTGTCCGGCTTGGACGTCGAGTTGGACGCGAGCGATCCCCGCGACGACCGCGCGGGCCAGGATGCCGTCGGCCGCCTGGGCCGCCGTGATCGGCTCGACGAGGACGGCGAATTTACCCGCCTGGGAGGCGGTCGGCGTGATTCCGAGGAAACTCGCCTTGCCGTACCGGTATTCGTCGGCGTGGGTCGCCGGATCGTAGAGGACGTCGCCGAGGCCGACGATCGAGCCGACCGCCAGGTCGACGCCCAGCGTGCTGCTGATTCGCACGACCAGCGCCGAGGCATCGCCGGCGATCGCCGGCGACACGGACAGGTCGTGCTCGTGCATCTTCCGGCCGAGCGTGTTGTCGATCGACGCGTTGAACGAGCGGGCCGCCGGGACGAACCGGTCGCCCTGTTGGAGTTTCTTGAGTGGGTCGCGTAGTTCCGCCATCGTGTCCTCGGGCTAGATGCCCAGCAAGGAAAAGTCGCCCAGCTTGTACACTTGCTCGACGTGGACGCCGATCGGTTTGGCGACGATGCCCGACGCGCCGGCCGCGTCCCGGTATTCGCACCACAGGTAGTCCCAGCCCCGTTTGCTGATGCCCGTGATGTCGCCGATGGTTTGGTTCGTGACGTTCTCCGAGACCGCCCAGCGGAACGTGACGACCCAATCCGCCGGACTGCGCTGCTGGCCCGAGACGCCGGTCAAGAGGACCTCGCCGACCGACCAGCCGTCAAACGTCGCGTTCGCCATCGTCCCGACCAGCCGCATGACGGTACGCTGGTACGAGGCGGTGACCGTCGCCGCGCCGAGGCAGACGGTCCGCGTGAAACTGGCCTTCGGGACCGTGATATCGGTACCGGACGCCTTGCCGTCGCTGACGTTGATCGCCTGCTTGTGGTTATTGGCGGTCATCCCGGCCGGCGCGTACCGATTCACGGTCGCCAGGCTCTGCGTGATGTGTTGCGTGCCGCCGGTCACGTCGAAGGTGAACGACGAGCCGCCGACCTCCAGGTCGGCGCGGCGTTCGTAGGCGACCGTGACGATAATAAACCGAGATCCCACGACGTCGACCGCGTAGGTCGACGGCACGAGGTTGTTGTTGTAGAGGACGGGCGTGACCGTCTTGACCGCTTGCTCGGCGAGGAGCTCGTCGAACGGATCGCTCGCCAGCGCGGTCACGTTGTAGGCGAACTCGACGCCGGGCGACGAGCCGGTCCGCAGCGGACGCTTCCAGCGTTCGACAACTTGGATCGCCATGTCTTATTCCTCGAGGCGTCCCCACTGGCTAGGTTGCCATTTGTCGCGTGGGTCGGGCGTTTCGCCAGGCGACTTCTCCTGCTTCTTGACCGCGTCGGCGGTCTCCTTCGTATTCGTCGCGATTTCCCGCAACACGCCACCACTGCCGCCGAGTCCCCACAGGGCGGTGCCACCGAATGTGCCGGCCGTGCTCGCGCCCGAGCCGCCCGGTCCACCGGGGCCGGCGAACTCCAGGCCGGCACGCTCGAACGGCGATCCGGAGCCGGAGAGCTTTTTCGATCGTTCGTCGCGGGCCTTCGCCGCCTCGCGTCGGGCGTCGGTCAACTCCTTGTTGGCCGCGTCGAGCCGCTTCTGCCGCGCGCGCTCCTTCCGTGTCGCGTCGGCGTCGAGCTCCTTGATCGCGTCGGATCGGGCCGCGCCGATCGACGCGAGCCGATCGTTCTTATTCGCGTTAATGCCGGAGAGCGTGGTGGCCAAGGCGGCGTCGCGCTCCTTCTTGTCGGCGGCGAAGTTGCGTCGGTCGACCTTCAGCGATGCCTCGACCGCCTCGTCCGACAGCCCGTTGATCTTGCCCAGGATGCGCGTGAGCCCCTCGGTGATCGACAGCTGCGCGCCCTTCCACTTGTCGGTCGCCGTGTTGCTGAACTTCGCCCAGGCGGCCGACATGCTCGAGGTGATCTCCACCCAGATGGCCTGCAATCCGTACCAGGTCTCGATGATCGGCTCGGCGAAACCACCCTGGCCCGTGTTGCCGAGGAGGCCCTTGACGAACGTGTCCCACGCCTTGCCCAACGCGCCGGTCCCCTCGTACCACGCGACCTTCAGCGCGGCCCACATGATTCGGCCGGCCAGGGCCAGGTCGCCCGCCATCAGGGCGTCGGCGATCCCTTGGAAGGTCTCCACCGCGAACGTCTTCAGCTCGGTGAACCGTTGGCCGAGCCAGCCGAGTACTTGCTGGCCCGTGTCGGTCAAATACAAAAAGCCGGCGCCGATGCCCAACAGCGCGGCGACGACCAGGCCGGCCGGCGAGAGGATCGCGCCGAGCACGGCGGCGATAAGCCCCAAAAGCGTGGAGAGACCGGCCAGGGCCATTCCGGCCATCGTGGCGGCGATCCCGAGCGTGAACAGGACGCCGCCGGCGACGACGACGCCGGCCGCTACCGCCGCGATCGTGACGACCAGGTCCTTGTTGTCGCGGACCCAGGCGGCCGCCGCGACGATCCATCGCGTGACCACGTCGAGGCTGTCGGTCAGGGCGCCGGCCAACGAGGAGCCGACCGTGAAGACGGCGCCGCCGGCGGCCCGCTTGGCGCGGTTCCAGGCGTCGGCCAGGGCGGCCGCGTCGTCGGCTTGATCTTGCGTGATCGCCAGGCCGAGCCCCTCGGCCTCTTTTCGCATCGCGGCCATGCCGGCGGCGCCGCCCTCGATCAGGGGCAGCAACTCTTGACCGGCTCGGCCGAAGAGTTGCATGCTGAGCGCCGCGCGGCGGCCGGGGTCCTCGACGCGACTGAGGGCCTCGACGATCGTGGTGAATTGGTCTTCGGGCGACAGGCCCTTCAGTTGATCGAGCGTGACGCCCAGATCGTCCAGTGTGTCGACGGCCGCCTTCGAGCCCCGTTCGGCGTTGAGCAGTTGCCGCTGCATCCCCTTCAGACCCTTCTCGACGGTCTCCAGGCTGGATCCCGATTGCTCGGCCGCGAAACCGATCTCCGAGAGGAACTTGGTCGAGGCACCGGTGCGGGCGGCCATCTTGTGCAGGTCGTCGCCGGCCGCCATGAACTTGCCGACGGCCCCCAGCAAGGGCGTCAGGATCACGCCGCCGGCCGCCATGACCTTGGCGCCGCTGGCGGTGAGCGACGCGCCCCACGCCTTGAACCGACGCGAGGCCATCGCCAGGCCGCGACGCATCTTGCTGTCGTCGGTGAACAGCTCGACAAAGGCTCGGCCGGCTCGGACGGCGGTTTGGGATGCGGACATGGGATCACCTCAACAAAACGCGCCATACAGGGCGTCGAAGCCGGTCTGCTGGTCGACCTCGACGATCGCCTCGCCGCCCGACCCGTCGGCGTCATTTCTCAGGAAATAGTCGGCCGTCACGCATTGCGACGGCTCGGTGCAGTTCGTGTTGTGCATCATGGCCATCAGCGAGGCCGTTTGCCGCCAGGCGAATTCGTCGACCGCGCCGGAACGCCACGCCAACTCGCGGAGCGTCACGCCTCGGAAGTCGGATACACCCGCAATGGCGGCTCGCTGGTGGACGAGTCGCCACCAGCGGTCTGGGTCTCCTTCAGGGCTTCGTCGATCGCTTGGGTCACCGCGTGGCGACTCCCCCGCGCGATCGCTTCGCTCACCCGCGGACTGTTCAGTTGCGTGACCACCTCGTCGGCCGCCTGGTCCGTCGCCGCCCGGGTCTTGTTGAGCGTCGCCCGAAGGACCCGGGCCTTCGGGCCTCGGTAAAAATCGCACAGCGCTTCGGCGATCGCGTCCTGGGCCGCCGCGAGGACGGCCCCGGTGAACCCGGCCGCGAACTGCTCGGGCTGAAATCCCTTCTCGCGGATCTGCGCCTCGCAGATCATGAAGAGGATCTGCCCGGTCCGCTCGAAATCGTCAAATAGCGTCGCCAAGGTGCGGTTGTCTTTGTCGAGGACATCGAGCAGGTCGACGCCGAGCTCCTTTTTCAGTCGTTGCAGGAGCCACAAATCGAACTCCACGAGCCACCGGTTGTCGTAACGATCGGTGAAGGTGCGTGGCTGGTCGGGTGCCGGCGCCTCGGGGGCAATGGCCACGTCGACGTGTTCCGTGTCGTGAGTCATGATCTCTTTCCGGGGTTACGGATTGGGGGCAAGACGAACGGCACGCCGCTATCAGGTCGCCGTGACCTCGACGTGCTCGGGCGGTACCGAGGCGGTGCCGTCACTGGCCAACGGCGACGGCTTCAGCGAGATGGCCGTCTTCATCTTGTCGGGCGCGTTTTGCGGCGTGGCGAATTTCAACACCGTAAAATCGGCCCAGAGGCCTTCGGTCCCGGTGGTCGCCTTGTCGCCGTCGAGGATCGCCAAGGCGATCGAGGTGCGGCCGAGAAACGCATCCCGAAACGCTTGCCAGATCGTGCTGCTCGGGTCGAAGGTCAACTCGATCTCGATCGACGCCGAGGTCAGGCCGGCGAGGAATTGCTCCCAGCCGTTCCCGGCACGGGTCGTCGCTTCCGCTTCTCCCACGGCCAGGTCGAGAACGACGTCCTTGACCTGGTCGATCTCCGTCAGCGTCGCTGGCGCAACGCCCTGGTGGACCTGCCCGGAGAGCGAGCCCCACGTCGCGCGGACGGCCGTATCGTAGTAGAGCTTTCCCTTGATTCCGATTTTCATAATGGATTCCTCTTCTCCTCAGTTGGTCATAGACGGGCCCACATATCGGGCACGCCGGGCAGTTCGGCCTGGAAGGCCGGCTCGGCGAACGGATGGGCGTCGATATCGATCGTCTTGCGCCGGCCGGCGACAAGCATTTCCGACGGGCCGCCCCCTTCGAGCGCGGCCGGCGCGTCGCCGACCTTGCCCGAGAGCAACATCGGGCCGATCACGACCGAGCCCGTTAGCGCCTCGTAGGCGAAGCGGATGAATTGCTTCAGCGTGCCGGCATGCGAACTGGGCGGCTTACCCTCGGCGGCCGGCCGCTTTCGCTTGCGGATCAACTGCCGCATGCGACGCATCGTGAACGCGCCGAACCGCATCAGGACACGACGCTCCTTGCGGGCCACCTCGCGTTGGATGCCACGCGCGTCGAAGGTCAGTTTGCGAACCATGCCGCCGATCATCAGCACACCACGTATTCGAGACGAATCACCTTGGCGAAAATACTCCGTTCGAGCTGCTCGCGTTCGTAGGCGGCCTGTTCCTTCGCGCCCATCCAGACCGCGTCGGGCAGGTCGGTCAGGTCGCGGAATCGGAAGTAGTGCTCGATCTGCTCGACGAGTTCCATGAGCAGTTCCAGCCGTGTCGTGTCGGACTCCTTGGCTTGCTGCTGGATCGCGATACAGATCTGGTGTCGCTCGCTCACCTCGGAGCGACTTTCCAGCTCGGACTCCTTGCCGCCGACGAAGACGCTAACGGTCAGCGCCGACAGATCGCGCTGATCCTTCAGCGGCAAGAAACGGAACGTAGGAGTGAACGACGCGACAAACGCGTCGGCGTCGACGCCCTCGGCGAGTTCGGCCGCGACGGCCCGGGCGAGCGTGGTCGGCGTGCTGGCCATGGTGGATCCTCGATCTTGCTCTTGGTCCGTTGGGTCGCCGTGGTGTCACGCCCGGCGTGACGTCTCCCCGTTGTCCGATCAGCTGCCTGGAGGTCACGCTGGAGCGTTGTTTCCTTGTCGTCCGATCGGCTGCCTAGGGTGTCACGCCCGGCGTGACGTCTTTCAAGTAGCGTGCCACCACGATGGCGTGGCAACGCTAACCAAAATCATTTGGTGCCGGCGAGGCGGAGTGTCATCTTCGCGGCGGTGGCGTCGGCGGTGCCTTTCTTGCGGCAGACGAGTCGGACGAACCGCTTGGCCACGGCGACGTTGACCCGCAGTACTCGGCCCTTGTCGCCGCCGGTCGAACCGATCTGCTGGAAGACGCCCTGCAGCACGGTCGCGTCGCTAAACCCGTCGTCGTCGGCCGTCTCCAGGTGGTACGCGGCCGACTGGTGCGGTGGCAACTGATCGGCGTCGAGTCCATCGGCGATCGCCTCGATCTCTCGCTTGCGGGGCGGCGTCTTGGTCTCGTCGCCGAACAGGGCGACCAGGTCCAACGGTTCGGTCCGCGCGATCCCATCGCCGCCGGGCAGAGCCCGCTCGACCTTGGTGATCGCCTTGGGCCGCTTGGCCGCCTTCCTCTTGGCGGTTTCTTGGGGTGTGGTGTCTTCGCTCATGATTTATCAGGTCTCCGAAATAAGTCGTGTGTGAATGCGCCAGGCCGTGCGGTTCGGGTCGACCGGCACGAAGCAGGCCTCGCCGTCGGCCGGCATGACTTGGTAGGTTTCGACGGTCCCGTCGTCGCGGGTCTGTTCGATCGTGTCGCCCTCGGCCGGCTCGACCGATCGGCCGCCGAAGACGTAGTCGGCGGCCTGGGCGATCCAGTCGAACTCGGTCGCGTCGACGATCGTATCGTCGGCCCTCTCGCGACCGCGTCGCGGACGGGTCTTCGCGGCCGTGAGTTGGGCGGCCTCGTCGCCACGCCGCACCACGACGAATCGGCCGGCGGCCTCCAGGACCGGGGCCATCGTCATGGCAACGGCGTCGTTGAAATCGAACATGGTGGTCCCTGAGTGGGTCCGGGTGTCGCATCCATCGCCGGATCGGTCGGATCCGGCGATGGCGTGGCAACGCTAATCAACACATGGTTCTGTGTTCCGCATCCATCGCCAGACTGGTCGAATCCGGCGATGGCGTGGCAACGCTAATCAAAACACGGGGCTGAAGGTGACGCTCTTGTCGGAGGCGTCACCCGTGCCGCTGTTGACGGCCGAAATCCGAACGTAGCGTTCGCTGTCGGTCGGCAGGCGGAACCGTTTGGTCGCCGCGCCGGCGCCGGCCCCGCCCGCTCCGGTCTGGACGAGGACGTCGGTCATGACGACGGTCGCCGACCCGAAGGCCGAATCGTCGTCGGTCTCGACCGAGTACTTGATGGTTTTGGTGTCGGGCAGATCGGCCGTGGCCAACGCCGGCGCCGAGATCTCGAATTCGATCTCGGCGAGCCGAGCACCGTTCTGGCTCAGGGCGCCAAGATCGATCCCGTCGGTCTTGATCGTGGCCGCTCCGTTGGGCAAGGCCTTGGTCTTGACCAGCGTCGCGTCTTTGCGTGCGTAGGACATGATGAAAAGCACTCCGTGGTAGATTGGTGATTGCTTGGTGGATCCTCGGTCGGACGCGGTCGTGGGTCAGAGCGTGAGCGCCTCGGTATCGACGATCGCGTCGGTAACTTGGATCGGGACGTTTTCCACTTCGGTCGGCGTCGGCGCCGGGGCGCCGGTCGCGTTGGTGGCCGTCCGGCTCGAGCGGAGTTGTTCGAGCGAGCGGCGACTCATCAACAGCATGTCCGGCTTGATGCCGGCCGGGAACTTCGAGAACATCGAATAGATGAGGTCGTCAGTCAGGCCCTTGCCGCTGTCGGCCGTCAGCTTTTTGATCCGCCCGATGCTGTTGATGTTGGCGACCTGCAGGCCGACGTGCGTCAGGATCTCCTGGCAGTAGGCCGTGTAGGGATTGCCGCTGCCGTCGGTGACGCGTTCCTCGGTGACGTCGCTCGGATCGAGCGTTGCGCCGTCGCCGCCCCAGACCCACTGGACGTGGGTCGGGCCGAACTTTACGGCCCAGACGCTCGATCCGGTGTTGGCGGTCGTTCCGCCGGCGTCGACGACCATGTTGGTCGCGTCGTAGGCCGCGATCAGCCCGGGGAAACCGTTCGCGTCGTTGGCCGTGCCGTAGTAGAACTGCGACGCGCAGTGCTGGAACGTCGCCTCCATTTGGCCGCCGGCCTCCAACGCAAGGACCGCCTCCGGCCCGTCCTCGCTTCCCTGGCAGACCGCCTTGTCGGCTTCCCACCGTGCGTTGAAGATGAAGCACTCGATGAGTCGGTTTTCGTAGGCCGACTTGTCGATCGTAACGCCTTCATTCGCCTTGCGAAACGCGACGGCCGGCAGGCCGGTCCGCACGAGCGTCTTGTACTGGGTTCCCTTGATCGTCCGGGCGTGCGCGAGTCGCACCTCGGGACAAGCAAGCGTGGTCTCGTCAATCAGGCCGACCGTACCGTCGGCCGCGTTCATCTTGGCGATGTCGATGAGGGTGATGGGCATCGTGTGCCTCCTCTGCGTGTGTTAGGGTTGTCGCCGCCGTGGCAGTGGTGATTGGACTCGGGGCCGCGCGTCAGTCGGTGGCGCCCGGCATCTTGATGCTGTCGGCCAGTCGGCCGAGATTGTCGCCGACCTTGGAGGCGAATTGCGACGTGGTCGAGCTGTCGCCGTCCTGACCGGAGCCGCCGAAACTGGCCGGCGTGTCGTCGCCCCGATCGAACGCGGCGAGCTTCTTCTCGAGGGCCGCGTGCTTGTCGGTCCACTCGGCGACCTGCTTCTCGAGGGCCTCCTTCTCGGCGCCCAACGCATCGCACTTGGCGCCGAGCTTCGTGACCTCCTCGGCCGCCGTCTTCAGGCCGGCGCCCAGCGTCTCGACCTGTTCGGTCAGCTTCGCGTTGTCGGCGGCGATGGCGTCGAAGTGAAGCTTTTGGGCCTCGTCGAACGACTTTTCTTCCGTAAACCACGCGACGCCGTTCTCGGTGCCGAAGGCGTCGGTGAACTTTTTGAGCTCGGCGCGGGTGTCGGGTGTCTTCTTCTTATCAACGGGCATGGCGCCCTCCTCTGACAGTGTGTGCGTGACAAACTCGACGGCGACCGTTTCGCCGTCGCGTGAAAAGCGTGTTTCGGTGTTGCGATCGTAGCCGTAGGGGCAGATGGCGACGCCGCGCAACGACCACTCGCGGAAGATGTAGCAGGGGCCATCGACCGTTTGGCCGTTGACCTCGGCACTGGCGTCCTGTTCGAGGAACTCCCAGCGGATCGGGCCGCTGAAGAAGATCGAGGCCTCGTAGGGCACGCCCTGCTTGACCTTGTGAACGATCTCGGCGACACGGTCGGAATCGGCGTCGCCGAACGGAACCAGGGCACCGGTGGCCACGAGGTTGCCCGTCGAGACGTCGAACCGATCGAGATAGCCGAGCACGTCGAAATCGTTGTGCAAGTAATCGATCGGCAGCGTCTCCTTGTGGAGTTGCATGCCCTCGAAATCGTGGACACACCGACCATAGTAGTGATGGTCGACGATGCCGCCGCTACGGGCGACCACCCCGACGGGAATCTTTGAGTTGTCCTCTTTGCCATCGCCGTCGGCAAACTTCATCGGCCCGCCGCTGATACGCATCGCGTCGGCCGGCACGTCGTGCGGGCCGTCGGTGAGGGTGCGGGGGTCGATCGTGTCATGCGGCATTGGTGGCCTCCTCGGCTTCGGCGGTCGCGGCCCGCCGCTTAGCGATCCGTAGGTCTTCCGCTTCGAGCTCGTCTTGGATATCGAACCAGTCGACGCCCTTGCGTTGTTTCGTGATCCGTTGGCGGCTGGTCAGCCCCTCGGCGATCGCCTCGCGGTCGGCCTTGATCTCTTTCAGCGGGTCGACCCAGGGAACGCCGGCGGCGATCCAATCCCAGGACAGATTCGCGAGCGTCATCTTGCGGGGTAACTCGAGGTAACCGTCGAGCACGAAGAGCCCGAGCCGCCAGGCCGTGATCTCGTCGAGCAGCTCGCGGACGGCGTCGCGTTTGACGTCGGCCGACAGGTCGTACTGGATCCACGCCTGGCGTTGCCCGCTGTAATTGGTGAATGATTCGTCGAAGAACGAATAGGGGATGTCGAGCGCCTTCAACGCGGCCGCGATCATCGCGGACGTGAATTCCTGGAACTGCGTCGAGGGCGTGGCCGACTCGATCAGGCCGGCTTCGTCGTCATGTTCGAGTTCCAACACGAACGGAGCCTTGCCCGGCGAGAACTCGAATTCGCCGGTCGGGGAACCGTCCGCGTCGGTCGTTTCCTCGGCCAACGATTCCTCGCCGTTGGCGCGCTTCACTACCAGGCCGAGCATCTGCGATATCTTGGCTTTCGCCAAGGCAAACTCCCAGGCCTCCATGCAGTGGCGAAACGGATTGAGCGCCGGGGCCAATACGCTGATACCCCGGGTCGCGTCGAATCGGTTGCCGTAGTCGGCATGTTGCACGATGTACCGCGACGGAATGGCCCGCTCGAACTCGAAGCCGGTGCCCCGGACGCGACGGTGGACGCAGTACCGCTTGGCCTCGCCGTGACGATCGACCACGACGCCGTGGTCGAGTTCGTGTTTCCTCGGCACGTTGAATGTCGAGGAGCCGCCGACCGGGTTGCGGACCCGATCCCCCTCGATATGGACCAGGCGGCCGTCGCGAAGCTTTTGGTGGAAGATGTCGCCGTCGAGCGTGCGGCGGGCCTCCGACATGCGGATCGACCGAGCCAATGAGTGACGTCCGGCCCGATCGCAATTCTTGGGCTTGGCGTACCATTTCATCAGTTCTTCGATACGCCGATCAAGCTTCTTGTCGCCCGTCTTCGACTGGAACGAAAACGTCGAGACGTAGTCGAGATGCTTTCGGACGGCCCACGCGCCGATGGCAAAGTTGCGGGGCAGGTCGCGGGCCGAAGCGATCAGTTGCCGCCGCTTGTGGGCCGGGAGTTCGCGATCCTCGCTACGCAGCACGGGCGAGACCGACGTGCGCCGAGGGGAGTCCTCGGTCGCGTCGTAGGCGAAGCAGCCGGCCACCGCCGTATTGGTGAAGGTGTGGCGAGTCACGGTCAAAAGCTACTCGACAAGTTCATCGTGGAGACGACCGGCTTGGTGCCGGCCTCCTTGGCCGCCTCGGCCTTCCAGTACTTCAGTTCGTCGAGCGCTTGGGCTCGATCGATGTCAACACCGATGCCGTCGACGGTGATCTTTTTGACCCCCGGGTTCTTGCGCAGCGCCGTCTTGATGTTGGTGACCATTTCGGCGGCGGTCGGTGTCGACATGGAGCGTCTCGCGGAGGGAGCGTGGGCGGCAAACGGTCTACTGTAGCCGCGAGCCGGGTCGGTCGGTGGTCCATTTCGCGAGAAATATTCACGATGGGATTATTCTTTTTGGCGCTGCCGCTTCTTGGTGGGCCGCTTCTTGGTGGGCCGCTTCTTTGCCGGGCGTTTCTTCTTCGGCCGATTCTCGAAGGTCCGGTCGTCGCGGACCTGCCCGCACTTCTTGCAGACGCAACGCCGCCAGACGACATGGGTGGCCAGCCGACCCTCCGGATCGACGCCGGCGGGGTATTCGCGTTCACGTCGGTTGAAGTAGGGACCCCGCTCCGTGCTGCCGCACCGTCGGCATCGTGACGGCTCGACCGCGACCGTGTCGGCCTGGTGGTTCTTGGCGCCGCGTGGTCGACCGGGTTTGGGTTCGGCGGTGGACTTCTTAGGCATTATGTCTCCTCTCTATGTGGCGTAACGAATCTTGGGCCGACGCCGGCCCTTGGGTTTGGTGTGTTCGCCGGCGAGCAGGGCGCCGCAATGGCTGGCCGCGACGTGGCACCCGACCCGGCCGTCGAGCCAATGGTTGTCGGGGCGATTCGACGGCAACGCCCACTCGCGGACCTTGTGGCCGTTCGCTTCCACGTCGGTCGGCACCTCGGCTGTCGCGTGCTCCGAGTAGAGCTTGTGGACGCTCGCCTTGGAGCCGAAGAGCGACGCATTGCCCGGCTCGGGCATCGGTGTGGCCAGTCGCGCTTGATCGAACGTCTTCCAGTAGTTCACGTCGATCATGACGGTCGGCATGCCGGTCGTCGGCGCTTTCGGGACGCGTCGCCAATGGGGGCCGGACCGCACGCCCTTTTCCTTGCGGTAGGCGGAAAACGGCTTGTTCTTCGCTCCCAGGGGAAGGCCCATTGAGGGCATGAGGCGTTTTGCCTTGAGGTATTGCGGCCGCTGGCGGATCGCCTCGGCGACGACTTCGGGATGCCACTTGGCATCGACCAGGCAGAGATCGATGGGCATCGCCGTACCGGACTCCTCGACCGACCAGGTCGCCTCGAGGAGCTCGTCGAAGACCGCGAGCAAACCGGCAAGCAGCGCGGCCTCTTCGCCTCGGCCGCGAAACTTCCGGCCGAGCGTCCGCTTCGCCGCGCGCATCGTGAAATAGGATCGCTGCTGGTCGGGCCAGGTGCCGTAGTCGACAACGGCGGTCGTGAACGCCGGCGTGGCCGACGCGACATGCCAGTAGAGGAGCTCCTTGTGGCAGTCGATGAAGCCGACGAGCCATTCGGCGTCAACCGGGACGAGACCGCGACGGCGACCGTTGAGCTTCGCGGCGATCTCGTCGGGCGTCAGTCGATCGGCCTGCGCGTCGTCTTCTTGCGGATCGTTTTGGCACTCCGCAAGAAACGCCGCTTCGTCGTCGATCTTGCGGTTCATCGCGTGCTGGATGCCGCTGATCTCGTCGGCCTCGTACCGCTCGGGCCAGGCGACCTCGGCGCCGGCGTCCATCGCCTCGCGGTTCTCGCGGTAGTAGTCCGTGGCCTCCGACCCGTTGCCGCCGGCGGCGAACGACTCCTCGCGAATCTCGGCGTACTTTTCCCACAGCTTCTCGTCGGCAGGAAAGGCGTTGACCATCTTGCAGCGCGTGCCACGCCACCGAGGATGGAGCTTGCGATTGAGGATCCGGTCGGCCATGTCCCCCTTGGCGATGACCGTGCAGGGCATCACGCCGGCGATCTTCTTACCGGGGCCGGCCAGCCCGAGGATGGCGCCCGCCAACACTCGCTCGCGACGCGTGCATTGTGACGCGGAGTCGGCCGACTGATCGGTCTGGGGGTCGTCGATGATGACCAGCGACGGACGGACCGACGGGCCATCGGCCGGCTTGTATTTCATGCCGCGGATTCGACCGGTGATGCCGGCGACCTTGACGATCACGCCCGAGGCGGCGCTGCCGGCGATCGTCGGCAGGATGATGAGGTCCTGGGTCCAGCGGATCCGCGTCCGCTCGCCCTCGTGCAACTGGCCCTTGCACCGATTCGCAATCCCTTCGAGCGTGCCGATCGGCACGCAGACCTCGGGGAAGTCGGCCGCGAGGAGCTCGTTGTCCTCGAGTTCGCCCTTGATCGTTTCGAGCAACTCGACGGCCGCCGTCTTGCTGGCGCCGATCAACACAATGAAGGGGCGGTGTCCGTAGACGGCGGCCCAGATCGCGGCCCGTTCGCAGAGCGTGGTCTTGCCGGATCCACGCGGCATCGCAAACGCCTTCAGGCCGCCGCGTAGCACGGCATCCTCCAGCGCGGCGATCACCTCGAGGTGATCGTCCGACCACGACAACGCGAACTCGTTGGGAAAGTACGCCTTGAGGAAGAACCCCAGGTCGGTTCGGCCCCGCTCCTTTCGTGCGAGATCGGCGACCTCCGGCAGGGATCCGATGTCGCGACCCTCGGCCGAGATCTCGGCCGACCGGCGACGCATAGCCTCTTTGTGCGCGGCGTACCGAGGATCGTCGTGCCGTGGCCGCTTCGTCGGCTGCTTCTTGTTGGGTACCGCGCGCGACTGCTTGGCCGGCTTCTTCTTCGGATTCTTTTGGGCCGCCTTCTTCTTGGCGGGCTTCTTCTTCGGCACGGAGTACTCCGTCAAGTCGCGCGGCCGACGCGGCGCGGTCGCATGCCCTGGTGACGTGCTCGATCAAGCGTCATCGCGATGCAAGCCGGGTCGAGATCCAGCCCGACGCAGTTGCGCCCCTCGTGCTCGGCCGCGAACAGTGTGGTGCCGCTGCCGAGAAACGGATCGTAGACCGAGTCGCCGGCGTCGCCGTGATTGTGGATAGCGCGAGCCATGCACTCGACCGGCTTTTGTGTCGCGTGATCCGTGCGTGTATTGGCACCATTCGAGCGACGATTGAGGTTATCGATAGGCCAGACGGTACGTTGCCGGCGATCGCCAGACCAGCGAGCCGTCTTGCCGTGACGAACGGCGTAGAAACACGGCTCGTGTTGCCAGTGGTAATGACCGCGACTGAAGACCGGTGACGACTTCGACCAGATGACCTGGGCACGTATGCCGAACCGGCACGCCTCCAGGGAGTCGGCCACCGTGGCCGCATGCAATCCAGAGTGCCATACGTAGGCGATGTCGCCGGGGAAGAGCTGCCAGGCCGCCAACCAGTCGGCGCGATCGTCGTGCATGACGGTGTGCTTGCGGTCGCCCTGGCCGGGACGCACCTCGGCCCGCCACGCCGGATCGTAACGCACGCCATACGGCGGATCGGTCACCATCAGCAACGGCACCCGATCGCCTAGCAGCCGACCGACGTCCTCGGCCGAAGTCGCGTCGCCACACAATACGCGATGGGTTCCGGCTCTTCCCGTAATCTCGAATAGATCTCCCAACTCAACGCGCTGATCTGCCATGATACTCCGCTCCTGTTGCTAGTCATGTCGTTGGTCAAGAAACAAAGTGTGCTCAACTAGGTGAC